TTTGCTTCCAGCAGAAACGGCTAATTTAATTGCCGATAACCACATACTAGTACCAAGTTGCTGTTTTCTTTTTGTCTTTTAGCATTCTTTTGGTTCCTCTAACTTCTGTTTTGTCTCCAGTTGGTATGTAGTTTCTTGGCATACCATTTGCAGTCGTAACAGATCTTGGATCCAACTCAATATTTTGAGAAGGAATGCCTATTTCAGACGCTTTAAAAGATTCTTCTTTTTTAGCCATAGTTTTCTCCTTATTTTTTACGTAACTTACCTAATGTTATAGCAAATCTAGCTCTTTGTCCAAGTTTTCCTGGTTTCTTAGCCGCTGCTTTTAATTTTGACTTAGGAATTGTCTTACCTTTTTTAATTCCAAGAGATTTTCTTAAAGATCCTGGTTTTTTTATTGCTTTTTTAATGTTTAGTTTAGCCATTTTATCTATTTTCTCCTTCATATTTTTCAATTTCAACACTTGGCATCATTTTATCCACATTTGGAATAGATTTACTCAAGACTGTCTTTTCAATTGATGTATTAGCTCTTAGTTTTGCTAATTCTTCATTCTGTTCCAACTTCTCATCGTGTTCTCGTTGGTTCATCATAGCTTTCATACGATCAAGATTGATTCTTTCCTGACCTTCAACCTTTTTACGTTCATTATCAGCTGCTCTAAGATCTAATTCTCTTGCTCTTAACTGTGCAATTGGATCATTTCCAAAACCAGAAGTTACTTCTCTTTCTTCTTTTAAAAATTCTTCCATCATTTCAGCAATCAACACAGCTTTTCTAGCTTCAATACGTAAAGTCAACTGTCTAAGTTGTTCTGCAACTTGTGGATTGGCTTGAGCCATAGCTGCCATTTGTTGCATTTGCGGAATTTCATCTGCAAATTCTACTTCTATTTGTTCTTGTGCCATCAAACTTATGTGCTCCATAATATTTTTTTCTAATGCAGCTGTAATCATCGGATTATTTCTAGCCATGTTCGTTGCCATAAAATTTAAATGCGAAGTTATATGTGCTCTGTGGTCTTGACCTGGAAATGCATTAAATGGTTTACCGGATAAAGCCATAATGTTTTCTAAAGCAGGGTCCATTGGAGCAGGTGGTTGAGGTTTGATTAAAACTTGATCAATGTTTTTTACACCTAATGCTTCATACATATTTCTATACGCTGCATACATATTGTGCATTTGCGGATTAGAGGTTGCCAGCTGCAACTCTGTTTGTGCGAGGGAAATACGCTGAGTTTGTGAAAAGATGTTGGGATCAGCAACTGGCAAAATATCTACCCGATCATCAAAATCGGTTTGTTTAACAAACCTTTGACCCCCAACTACGTCGTACGGATATTCCGGTGGTAGATATAACTTGAATACTCTTGCTAATAATTTAAATTCTTGTTTTAGCGAAGAGTAAATTCTTTTGTGGATAGCAGACATAGTTCTGCTTCCTCTTTCAAGAAGAGCAACTGTAGTTCCAACTGCTGCTTGTTGATTACCATCTCCAACTTGTAGATCAGCAATCGATGCAAACCTTTGACCAGCATTAACTACAATACCCATTAAGTTTAATAATGTAGCTGATGGTTCTTTAAATGGTAACATCATGAATGAATCTTTTAAATTTCCACCTGGTGCATCTACATCTCTAAATTCACCTGGTTGAATAGATTGCGCGTCATCTCTAATTCTAATACCACGCATTTTAAATCCTGCTGGTAAGTTAGATAAAGTTCCTGCGTCCAACAATTGACGGAGTGCTGCAGTTGCAGTTCTGCTCAAACCGCCAATCATATGGATTAAACCAAAGCCATAAAAGCCTAGTCCTGGAAGAAACTTAAAATGAGTAAAGTATGGTATTTTGTTTTTGTCTGGATCACCAATTTCATAATTACGTCTAATAGCTAAAACACTTCTTGTAGCTTCATCTATTGTTACTATGTATGGAATTTTAATTCCTGATGGCTCACCAGTTTCAGGATCTGCATCTTCAAAACCTTCAATATCTAAATTAACATGACATTCTAAAATAGTATAAATATCATCGTCTTGAGTTTTTCTTTGACCTTCTAATTCTCTTTCTTTTTTCTGAACGTCATCTTCAACTTGTCTTGGATCTCCTAATTCAATATCTAAATAGAAACCTGCAACTTGTTGTTTTCTTAAATCGTTTTTAGAAATTTTTACCCGATGGATGACTGCCTCTGCATCGTCTAATGAGGTAGCCGAATAAGGGACAATCAAATCATCTGCCGGTACGAACTTTGATGTCGCTTTTTTAGATAACTCATCATAATAAGTTTTCTTAAAAGCTGATCCTGCTAATGGTAAATAAAATAACAGTTGATCAAAGTCGGGCTCCTAGTCTTTCATTTTTTCCATGAGCTCGTAGTTCATAAAATCTTTAACACGTTGTGCTTGTTTTGTTTTTTCTTCGTTAGGTGCACCAACCACTTGAGTTCTAACTGGTCCATCTGCTGGTAATAATTCTTTGTAAGCTAAAGCTTGAAACTGAGTAACTGCTTCTGCAAGAACTGGGTGAGTTGCACCACTAGCTCCTTGAAATGGTTCTGTTCTCATATCATATTTAAAACCTAAAAGATCTAAACCTTGAGTGTAAGAACGTTCCCATTCTTTTCTACCCATTTGGTAATCTTGATATTTTTGAGAAAGGTCTGAACCTATTTCATCTAAAACATTGTCTGGTAAAAATTCTGCTAAGTTTGCATAATGCTCGTCACCACCTTCTGGTGATGCAGCGTTTGGATCAAAGTCTATTTCAACTGATCCATCTTCTTGTTCGTTAACTTCGACAGGACCTGGAGCTTCACTAATGTCTTCTTGAGCTTCAACTACTGTTTCTTTTACTTCTTCCTCACTAGGAAGTTCTACTGAGCCTCTTGGACTTTGAGTCAGAGACTTGTCTATTTTGTCTGCCATTTTTTATTTTCTCCAGTTTCACTGTTCTAACAGTATTATAGTTAATATTCAACCCCTGAGGCGTGGGTCCGGATTCAGGCGGCAGGAGCCAAGTCTTAGGGTATTTAGTCATCGTACGTGTATTTTCTCATATCTTCTAAATCAATATCTTCAATAAATTCTTCTACATCTTTAAGCTTGCCCTCTGCGTCAGGTCTTACACTCGCTTCATTGTAAGTATAGCCTCCGGTCTCAGGGTCATAATCTACTTCCATTTCATGTTCTTTGTATCCAAACTCTCCTTGATCATCTACTTTTTTAACTGTTGTTTTATTACCTTGTTTAGTAACTACATAATCATCTAATTGATAATTTTCCGCTATCTCATCAGCTCTTCCACCTGTAAAAGTTTTTTTTCCAAAAGTTATAACTTTAGTAATAAGATCAGATATAAAATCTGGCATACCATCTGCACCTCTTCTAATTATTTCAACTGTTTTTTCTGCTACTGGTGCAGCAGCTTTAAAATATTTTCCAACAAAAGGAATAGATGCAATACCTCCAGCAATCTTCATAAACTTTCTTCTTTTAGGATCATCAGGTCCATCAGCAAAACCTATACGACCACCTTCTGCAAACATTTTTTCTGTAGTCGATTCCTTCCAGTTAACATTAGGTCGATATTTAAAACCATCTGTATCTTTATACAGATCAAATATTTCTTCGGGATCAGAGGTTGAATAATTATATGCTCTTTTCTCTGGTTTTCCCAACGGAATTGAAATTCCAAATTGTGCTCCCCAATCTTTATCTTTATCTATATTAGCATCTGCAAACCAATTTCCCAGTTCTCCAATCTTACCTGATTTATAATAACCTAATCCATAATTTGTATTATTCCAATCACCTTGATCATCTTCATATCTATTACCCCACAATTTTAAATTATCAGTAATAGGAAATGATCCACTAAATTGTTTAGATTCAAAACCAGTATCTAAATTTTTATTTATTTCAGCACTAATATATGGTTTTTCTTCTTTGTTTAATAAATATAAAGGAATATCAACGGTGCTTGCAAACTTAGCTGTATTACCCCAGTCATCGCTTTGTTTGTCAGCAAAAAGTGAAATACTATCATTTTGATAATTAATTGATGAACCAGAAGCATTATCAATATCTGATTCATTCAAAGTAAGGTTTAATGTTCCATCTCCAATAGCTTGATCAATTTTTAATTCCTTTGAAATTTGACTGTCTTCATCTTTGGTAATAACAGGTCTCATAGATGTTTTACCATCTTTAGAATTAAACTGATATTCCCCTTGAATTTCTTGAGAATCACTGTCCCAAGTAATTCCCATATTATTTTTTTTCAATGAAGCTGATAATTCTTCATCACCAGCCTTGCTACTAATAGCAGACATTTCTGCTTTAATATCTTTAGGTAAATCTAAATTAACAATAGTTGAATAGAGTGTTTCTGAGTTAATTGGAATTATTCCAACTTTTTCAAAAAGATCTGTTTTAATTCCACTAGTATCTGTTTCATAACCAATTTGAATGTTAGCTAAATTATTGGTAAACAAATCTTTAACATAGGTTGAGTTTTCTTGGTCCATGTTATCTACGGCGTATATAAAAGAACTAATTACTTTATTTTTAATTCTATCTCTTTGAGACTGAGGCCCAAGACGTCCCATTGATCTCCTCACTGTTGGTGCCTTATTTTCAATTACTTCTTCAGAATCACTTTCGAATCCTTTAAGAGATTCTAAATCAGATAAATCTACTTTTCCTTTACTCGCATAACCAACTCTACCACCTGTTGCTAAAAACTCTTTAGGTATTTCTGCAGGTTGAAATCTAGTACCTAGTATTAAATTTTTTAATCCTTCTATGCTAACAGCTCTTGCATTTGCAATAGCCTTTTCTTCAGCAGCTCTTTTTCTACTAATAGCTATTTTTTCATTTTCCCATTTTCTTTCAGCTTCTTGTCTAGACATATCTGATTTCACATTTGGTGTATCAAAGTCAGTATCTAAACCAGAAAAGTCATTTGCAATTTGTTCTCTCATCTCTTGTTGTTTAACAACTGATCTTGCTTCTTTTCCTTCAGGAGATAGAGCCATTAAATCTTTTGTAGAACCAATTACATTAGTTCCAATCAAACCATACTCTAAAGCTTCAGCAACTGACTTACCTTCTTTTAGTTTTTCAAATGTGTCATCAACTGCAATGAAAGTACCAATTGGACCTAATGCTTTTAAACCTAATTTAAAATATCTTTTCTTTGCAATATCATCAGGGATGTTTTCTATTCCTTTTACTATTTCTTGTAATCCAGGAAGTAATTCTGCTTTTAATCTCATGTTTGCATTCTTAAACATATTCATTGTTTTAGTTTTTTCTGGTAATGGTATTTTGTCTGCTGTTGTAACACCTGGTACTTTTTTAGCTTCTTCAATAGCAGATATTTTTCTTTCAAAATCTTTTCTTTCTTTACCAGTCATGTCTTTAAAAATTTTATTCTCACCTTCAATGCCAGCAAAAGACATTTTATAATTACCTGCTTTTGGTTTAAACTCACCTGTTGTTGGATCTACTTGGAAATAACCTATCTGACCTTTGTAATCTTTTCCTAAATCATTAACTGCATTCATTACATTCTTTTTTGCTTTTGCATTTAACTCTACTATTTTCTTTTCAAAGCCATCGGGTTTTTCTATAATTAATTTTTCTTGTGCCTCTGCAATATCTTGACCAATTTTATTATATCCTTCTAAAGCTCTATTCATTTTTGCATCAATTGTAAAAGTAGTTTGAGTTCCAGGTTTTGCAGATTCTATTAATGGATACACATGACTAAATTGTTTTCCTGTTTGACCTGATCCTCTAACACTAATATTAGATCCTTGAGTCTTTTTTATTTTTTCAGTTCTTTTAGTATTCTCTAAGTTTTCTGGTTTCTTTTTTTTCTTACCAAAGTTTTTAAATTCTAAAGCTTCTCTCTCTGTTTCTTTTCTAGTTAATATTCCTTCGTTTCTAAAATCTTTTCTTGTGTAATCTTTATACTTAGGATCATTAATAATTTCTTGAATTTCTTCAGTAGTTCTCATGACGTATTGATTTTTTTGTAATGGATTTGAATAATCATATTTTTTAGTTCCATCAGAAAAATTTTCTCTATCAGATCTTTCAATTTGTTTTGTAACGTTTTCACCTAGCTCACCAAAGTAAGGCATTAACATTTCTGTGTGTTGTTCTTTAGTAATCTCTCCATCTCTTAAAGCTTCGTCCATATACATTTTTAAAATAGCAACTTTACTTCTAGGCATTAAACCTGGAGCAGCTTTTTTTAAAGTTCTTAGTTTATCAATGAAAGGTGTTTTTTGTTCAGGTTTTGGGGGAGGTACTATTGTTCCATCCTGGAAACCAGGACGTCTCATGTGAGCCATCATTTGATTATAATCATTAATTTTCAATTTAAACTCCTAGTATTTGTGACAAGCCACCGGATGCTTTTCTACTAGGTCTAGATACTTCATTAAAAGCTCTTTCATAAAAATCTACAGTTTCACTTATATCAACACCTTCATCCATAGCATTACCTTTAATTTTTGCCATCGTAATTGCAAAGTCATCAGACTTTGTTCCTGAGTACATAATTTTAGTTAATAGATCATCATCAATACCTTGCTCTATTAAATCATCAAACATATTAGATCTAACAACCGCACCCATATCAACAGTATCAAATATACCTTGACCTGCATCTTCAACTAAGTCAGCTACAAAAAGTTTTTGTTTTGTAGTTTTAGCACCTAGGTTTTCAATCATACCTTTAGCTTTATTTAATTTTCTAGCATTGTCTTCTAATGTAAATACTGACATTTCTTCATCAGTTACAAATGGTCTGTCTACAGCTTTTGTTTTATTTCTTTTATCTAAACCCTCTAAACCTTCTCTAAAAATATTTTTTGATTTTTCTGTAAACTCTCCTTTGTCATCTACGAATTTTGAATATTTAGAAGTTTCTAATTCATCAAAATCTCCAAACAGATCTTCTTGAATTATACTATCTTTTGGTAAACCTTTAGTTGTTTTTGTGTTTCCTGATGCCTGAGTCATGATACCAGTATCAAGGGTTGATATGTTTTCACCTTGAGATGTAATCTTAGTTTTAGCTTCTTCCATAATCATCTTGTCTTCGATTGGATTAGGATTTCTTTTAGTATCTTTTATAAAACCTTTTTTAAGTGCGTTGTAAGCTGCTTTGACTGTTTTGTATGCCATTAGTAATACGTCCTTTGTTGTGGAGGCATTTTATCCTCCTCATAATCTTCAGGGTGCCTGATCAAACCGCCCTGTCTAAATCTCATTACAGCTTGCGTCATGGAATCCACTAGATCATCATGGTCTCCGTAAGGAAAAGCTGCACATTCCTCAATGACTTCCTGAGCGAAGTCTAATTCTTTGGGCGCCCATATCAGTCCCGACTCAAAGAGCGGAGATACTGCGTTTACTCTAGTATGCTTATCGTTGCCTTTACTAGGTGAGAAATTTATAACAGGTATCCCCATTTTACGCAACTCATAAGTTAGAGGGAGCCCTGATGCTTTAGACTCAATGATTACGGTTTCAGGGTTCCAGTAACCGTATTGTTCGAGGGCAATACGCCGGAGTTCAGGGAACTCATAACGACCTTTTAATGAATCTAATAATATTAAACTGGGTGGTGCATCCTCATTTTCTGTAAACACGCCCCAGGTGGTTATAGCACTAAAGTCAGCAGTTTCTTTTTTCATAAAAGCTGTATCGTAAGATTGTATAACGTGTTGAAGAGGTGGCATATCTTCGTCTTCCCAATTTCTCCACCACTCACGTTTAATTAAAGCTCCTTCTTCTGATGTTGGATTCTGCATGTATTGTGCATTCCATTTGGTCAGGGGAATACTAGCTTTAACTGATTCTAAATCTTTTAAATCCCAATACTCTGGCCAAACAGGTTTACCTGATGGAAGTATTGCAGGGAATTCTACAACTTCCCATTGATCAGCTTTAACTCCTTTTTGAGCATTTAATAATCTACCTGTTAAATCTTTTTCATTCCATCTTGTCATGATCACAACAATCGATCCACCAGGTTGAAGACGTTGTCTAGGTCCTGATGTATACCACTCATAAGTTCTATCTAACGCTTGAGCATTCATTGCATCTTGTTCAGTATGTGGGTCATCAATAATTAATAAATCAGCTCCCCGTCCTGTAATAGCAGAACCAACACCGGCAGCGTAATATTCACCACCTTGTTCGGTTTCCCATTTACCAGCAGCTTGAGAATCAGGATTAAGTCTGGTTTTAAAAACTTGTTTATATTCTGGTGAGTCCATCAAAGATTTAGCTTTACGACCAAACCTTACAGATAATTCAGTTGTGTTTGTAGATTGAATAATTTTTAATTTAGGATTTCTACCTACCATCCATGCAGGTAAAAGATAAGAACCAAATTCAGACTTGGTATGTCTAGGTGGCATATTAATAATTAATCTTTTAATTTCACCTCTAGCTAATCTATCAAACTTATCTGCAATTCTTTTATGATGAGAGCCTTCTATAAAATCAGGCCAAACATGCTTTACAAAATTCATAAAATTATTTTGTATACCGGCAGTTTTTTTCTTTTCACCATACTGATTAGCTAGTAATGAGAATTGTCTTCTGACATCAGCAGGTAATTTATCAAAGTTCTTTAGTTTATCTTTATCTATCATAGCAAAAAATTTTTCCGCAAAATTTTTGCAGAATTTTTTGGGAAACTTAAAAAGTATTTTACAGGTTTAAACGTATGAATCAAGGCATAAAGGGAAACTTCTGGGACCCCTTTTTTTTAAATAAAAAACCAACTATTTAATTGAATGTAAAATCTGGATGGACCCTGGTACCTCTATGAGATACCAGGGAGCCAGAAAGGTAGGCTCTAGTCTAATAGAACCATGTATGCCTCGGCATTGTGTTGTCTAAACCAATTAAGATCGGCTCGAACTTTTTCCCAAAGCTTTGAAGTACCGTCGATGCCTGCCTCTTTATCTTCGATCGTTGCACCTAATTCATTAATGAATATTCTATCATGCTTGATAGCCTCGGCAGGTGTAAGCATGTAAGACTCCCCATTAAATCTGTTCTTTCTTTCTTCTGTTCTTTCTGTTGTCATATGTCCTTTCTGTTAATAGGATAATCCTATTCTACTTCGGTCCTATTGTCAACCCTTTGAATTATACTTCTATTACCCCAATGAGTTTCCTCGGTTGTTTTTACATAACCACCACTCTCTCGTCTGTGTCTGATAAACTCAATCGGTCGACCTTGTTCTATGTTTTCCATGTTAGTAGATAACCAAGATAACTTGCAAGATTGTGAGCAGAAGTATTTATCTGATTGTGACCAATAATAATCTGTACTATTATCTATGTTGGCATATGCATATCTACCTCTAATCACACCTCTAGATTTTAGAAATCTATCTTGTGTAGTTTTTTCATGGCAATGTGGTCCTTGGCAAAAATGTTTGTTACTCATACAAAGTTCCTCGCTATATCTAATGCTAAAACTAAAAAACAACCGAATGCAATTACTGCCCCTAGTTGAGGGTGGAATGGAATTATAGCCATACCTAAAGCTGAACACAATCCTAGTAATACCCAAAAAATAATCTGTATCATTAATACCTCACAGTCCAAGATTTCTTGGCAGTTCTATATCCCTCTTGGTCTAAATCAAAATAAGTATATAAAGCCTCGCCAAGTTTAGATGTCCAAAATCTTGACTTGTCGTCATGTTTGCCTCGTCTTGTTATGTGCTTTTGGTCTTTGTTAGAATAGAATGTTATTCTAAATGTTTTATCTTTTATCATGTTATACCTTTCTAGTTAATAGGACTATCCTATATTAGAATAGTCCTATTGTCAAACTTTAATTTATACTTTCTTCATATTTTTTTCTTGCCAATATCTTCGCCTCTCTTGATTGATGTTTGTTCTTCATACCTTTAATCATACTAGCCAAATTACTTGGATTGTAGATAGTCAAACCAGTTGAGTTAGTTCTAATTAATTCTGCCTCATCAACTTGAATACCAAGTTCTGTTGCAAGTTCAATTCCCTCACTCAAATATCTGTATGCTTTCAATCCTATTTTTAATTGGTCGCATTGTTTCATAATTGTATCAATCCAAGTTTGGTGTTTAGATACTAGATTGCCTTTTGCAATTCGCCATGCCTCAAATTTAGAGTATTCATCTTTAGTACAAGCGATTGCTCTTGAACGACAATAAGAAGTTCCAATGACATCAAGATAATATTGGTCATCAAATGTTTTAGTCATACCATTACTATCATTACCATTATAATGACCACCAACTCTGCCAAGTGCTTTCATACACTCATCAACATGTTTAGTTTTATGTGGATTGTCTTGGTTTTCATTTTGTTGTGCAAAGATATCTGGGTTGCAATCCATAGCTTTTAAATCTTCTCTAAAATATGCAACTGCAAATTTCTTTCCGTCCTCATCACTATACTCACTCCCATTTAGATTACCAAACAAACCAAAATCAAAATGTGATTTTGTTTCTGTTGTTTCGCCGTCCTCGTCTTTATCTTCCGAGTGTGCAAAATAAAAACATTTATCTTTTGCAACAACATCACAAGGTTGACCATACTTCTTTTTAAAAGTTCGGAGTATTGCAACATCTTCTGTTGGATAAGACCTTTCAACTACTTCTTTTGCAAGTACCTTTGCAATTCCATATTGTCTATCAACTTCTTCTCTTGCTTGAAGAAATGCCTCTCTTTCTTGTGTGTCCTCATTCTCAAAGACATTTTTCATTTTATTAAAGAGTTTGTTTCGCAACTCTGTATTCATTCTTATTTTAGACATGGTGTCCTTTCTGTTATTTTATTAATTTAATTATTTTTAAATTAACACTTGACAATGGGATTGTCAACAATTATATAGGATTATTAATTTAAAACTTTTATGTATTTAAATTAATGGGACATATCTCAATTGGAGTGTCACACCTTGCTCCTTGCAACGTCTTCACCTGATTGAGACTGATCCCTGGTCCAATGGATCTGCTAAACTTGAGTCTGCAATATGCATATGCGAGCAGAATAGAATCTCAAGATTTAAGATTTCCGGAGGCGTTGCATTGGACCTGGGATCAGTCATTAATGACTGTGGAGATAAACACTAGAACATAGGTCGCGATTCCTGTGAGGAATGGTCCGGTAAGGTTGCAAACTGAAAGGCCCACCTACGTAGCATAGTGACTGATCAACTCGCATCTTGGACTAAACATCCAGCTGGTGTTATGCTGTGTATTAATTGACAGTGTCCAATCTCTGCGAGATTATTTGCTGGACACTAGCTATGGATACATAGTTAGGCCTGTTGCCCGGGCTGTTAAAATAAAGCACGCCGGCCTCAATCTAGTGTCCTGCTAATAATAGGTATGAAAGCTCAAGGGCGTCGATATCCG